AATATATATAGTCAAAAAGGAGCTATAGGAGTAGGACTTCAAAATGCAAGAACAGATAGTAAAACAGAAACTAAACGAAGCGATCACTCTTTATCAGAAAACTAAAGATAAGCGTGCTCTTGATGCTGTAGAATTTTTTAAAAATTTATTAAATAATAATATTTCTCGAAAAAGTTTAATAGCATATGCTAAACATATGTACCCGGGATACAAGGATCCTGCGCATATACAACTCATTACTAAAAATTTAGAATTATTAGAAGCGGGAGAATTAAAAAGACTTGCTGTCTTTATGCCACCACGACATGGAAAGTCTATGTTATGTAGTGAGTTCTTTCCCGCATGGTATCTTGGAAATAATCCAAACGAATTTATTATACAAGCAACTTATGCTCAAGAGTTAGCTGATGACTTTGGTCGTAAAGTAAGGAACCAAGTTCAATCGCCTGATTTTAATAAAGTATTTCCACAAGTAGGACTACGTTCTGATTCTACAAGTGCGAAACGTTTTCATACAATGCAGGGTGGAACGTATAGTGCAGTCGGTGCTGGTGGAGCGATTACAGGTAGAGGTGCGCATTTATTAATTATAGATGACCCGATAAAAGGAAGAGAGGACGCTGAATCAGAAGTTCAACGAAGAAATTTAATAGACTGGTATAAATCTGTAGCTTACACACGATTACAACCGGGTGGTAAAATTATATTAATTCAAACAAGATGGCATCAAGACGATTTAGCTGGATTCATTTTACAAGACACTCAAGAAAAATGGAAAATACTGGATCTACCAGCAATTGATAGTAGTGGTAATGCGTTATGGCCAGAAGCATACTCTAAAGAAGATTTAGAAAAAATTAAAAATACAGTAGGTCAACGTGTATGGCAATCTCTTTATCAACAACAACCTTCTAATGAAGAAGGATCTATTATTAAAAGAGATTGGTGGAATATTTACGAAGATAAAAAAGTTCCAGTATTAAGTTATGTAATACAATCTTATGATACGGCGTTTAGTACATCATCTACAGCCGACTTTAGTGCGTGTACTACATGGGGAGTTTTTACAGCACGAGATCAAGAAAATAAACCTTATGCTGCATGTATATTATTAGACGCATGGAAAGAAAGATTAGAATATCCAGATTTAAGAAAACGTGCGCAAGATAGTTATAGAGAATGGATGCCCGATGGAGTGCTCATTGAAAAACGAGCCTCGGGTCAATCTTTAATACAAGATATGAGAAGATCAGGGGTTCCTGTTATTACATTCTCTCCTGAGCGAGATAAAGTTTCAAGAACGCATGGAGTTGCAAGTATGTTTGAAGGAGGATTAGTCTTTACACTTGATAAAGAATGGACTAAAGACGTAATAGAGGAATCTGCTCAATTTCCTTACGGAAAGCATGATGACGTACACGATACATGTGTACAAGCTCTTATGCGAATACGTGAAGGATTTTTAGTAGTACACCCTGATGACCCTGAAGAAGATTATGACGAAAAAGTTACAAAATACAGAAAACACAAACGTTATTACTCTTAACGTTTTTAATAGAAAGCCATCATCACGAGTATTAGCTCGTCATGAAAATGATAAAGTTATTGATGCTTTACATAGTGCGGCTATAGCTATTACAGATAGAATGGATCTAAAGGGCTATGCTTTAGTAGCATGGGATAAGAAAGGAGTTCCTTGTATATCTTATTACGCTGAACATCCTGAAAATCCTATATCTGATATGATGATTCCTAGCTTTACACAAACTTGTTTTCAGGGTATAGTTTCACAAAGATTATCGAAACCGGAGGATTTAGATGGTGAAGAACAATAAACAATATGGAATAGAAGATGTAAAAGCTTCTAATAAAAGATTTTACGAAAAGTTTCCTAGTGCTAAAGAAGATGCTGCAATGCTTAAAAGAGCAATGCAAGATAATGCAAATGACATTGTAAAACAAGTAGATCAAGAAAAAGTTGATCGTGAAAACTTTGAACAAAGTTTAATGGGAATTAAACCACAAGGTATTATCATTAAGAGAGTAATATAATTATGCCACTTGAAAAAATTGATAAAACTTTAAGAAACATCGACAAAGTTGTAGGAAAAAAAATAGGTGAAGCTGCAGGCACAGCAGTAAATGTTGGTAAAAAAGTAGGTAATTATTATGCTGATAGACTTGCTGGTCTTACAGAAGCTGTTAAAGAAGGATTTGAACATACAAATCCTGCACGAGTTAAAATGACACCAGATGAATCAATGGAAGATAAAACAAAAGATTTATATCCAACTTCTGAAAAAGATATTGAAACTTTAAAAGAAAAATTATCTGAAAAAGCTAATGAAAAAGGTTAATACTAAAAAATTAGAAAAAGGTTTAATGCCTTCTAAGTCTAAAATGAAAAACAAAAATGGTAAAAAAAACTCCAGTTGTTGACATGATAGATGAAGGTATAGCCCTTCAAGGTGATTACTATTTAAACGAAGAAGAAAGAAAGTATATAGACGATGAAAGAGAAAAGAATAAAGGAAAGAAACTTTACTTTGATCCAGATATTGAATATATAGGAAGCATCGAATCATTTGATGATGATGGTTTTAAAAAAGGACAAAATAAATCAAGAGGTTAATAATGGTAAAAAATACTAAAGAAGTTACTAAAGATATTTTAGATGTAGAATTTGAAAATATTTCAAAAGAAAAATTATTTGATGATAATGGATATATGGAAGATCAAGATTCAGCAAGAGAAGATGAAGATGATATGGAAGACGAAGATTCAGATGTTGCTGAAGTAGTTCCAATCTCTAAAGAAAAATCTCCTTTAGAAAAAGATGTATACCCACAAGGTCGTAGAGAAAAATTCCAAAATAAAGATAAACCAAATCCTTACGATAAAAGAAAAGTATGAAAATATCAGCGGGTTCAGGTTCTGGTTTAGGTCGTTTACAAAAATCTATTGATACTGGAAGTATTTTAAAAAAGCCAAAGAAAAAAAAGAATGGCAAAAAAAAGTAATCCATACGGAACTGGTTTATTTTATAAAAGGACTAAAAAGAAAAGACCAGGAAGACATTCTAAAAGTCCTAATAAATCTTTTGATAAAAAAAAATATAACGGACAAGGAAGAGTATGAGACGAGAAAATCCAATTAAAACTTCTGTAAAATCTGGAAATTTTAGACCTACTAAATCAGGTGCAGGTATGACACGTAAAGGTGTTATGGCATATAGACGAGCTAATCCTGGTTCTAAATTATCAACAGCTGTTACTGGTAAAGTTAAGCCAGGAAGTAAATCAGCAAATAGAAGAAAATCATATTGTGCACGATCAGCAGGTCAAATGAAAATGTTTCCTAAAGCTGCAAAAGATCCTAATAGTAGATTAAGGCAAGCTAGAAGAAGATGGAGATGTCGATGATAATTAGATTATTAAATAAGTTTAATTCATGGTTATCATATAAATTATGGAGATATGAATTAAAACAAAGAGCTAAAAGATTTAAAGATGAGACCTGTAAATGTGGAAAAAAGTAATTATATATATTACAACTACAGGAGAATAAATATGTTTAACCCATTAGATTATTTAGATTATAGTAAAGTTAAGAGTTTTTGGACTGATTATAATTTAAAAGTTCAAAAGTTCTGGAAAGATGCTTTTGAAGACTACAAAGCTAATTTCCCAAAATAAGATCCTTTTTGATTGTTTAATCACTGGAATAATTCGCTTTATTCCAGTGATTTTTTGTTTTATACTACTCTATAGATGTATAGGGTATGAACCCGGAGGTATTAAACAATGAAAAAAATGAAAAATAAAATTTCCAAAGTTATGAAAGAATATAAAAAGGGAGAACTTAATATTGGAAAATCAAAGAAAAAAGTTAAATCAAGAAAACAAGCTATAGCAATTGCTTTATCAGAAGCAAGAAAAGGAAAAAAATAATGAGAGCAGCTAAAGACGAATCAATGGCACATGAGAATAAAGAAACTAAAAAAATGGAAGCCAGAGAAACAAGATTAGAGAAAAAAGGATATGTAGAAACAAAAGGAGGAAAAATGGTAAAAAAGAAAAAAAATAAAAAATCTTTTCCAGATATGTCAGGTGACGGTAAAGTTACTAAAAAAGATATTTTAATAGCAAGAGGCGTAATTAAAAAAAAGAAAAAGTAAATGTTAACTAGATCAAGGTTTGAAAAACAAATGACAAAACCTAGAAAAAGAAAAGTAAAGTCCGATTATCTTGCCGGTTTATCTGGTAAAGAAAGAGCAGCAAGAAAAGCTGCTCTTTTAAGATTAAATAAAAATACTAAAGGTTCAGGTATTTTACCAGGTGATTTAAATAAAAAAGGTAAGTTAAAAGGAAGTAAAAAACAAAGTCCACATAATGAAAGGTTTAGAAAAAAATATGGGTAATGTTGCAAAGGCAATACAAAATAAAGCCAAAAAATCTGGAGTATCAACTTCTAAAATAAGACAAATTTATAATAGAGGTCTTGCTGCTTATAGAACAGGAGGTCATCGTCCAGGTGTATCATCACAAGCATGGGCTATGGCAAGAGTAAATTCTGCTTTAACAGGCGGTAAAGCTGCTAAAGTAGATAGAGACATACTTAAAGGTAAAAAAAGTAAAA